CCTCGGCATTTCCTTCCCCGGGTCCGAAATTCCCACCTTTTGAAAAAATCCGAAAAAGCCCAGGTCACAGACTTAAATCGAAACCGCATTCACTAACCGGTTTGGGGTATCTGCCGGAAATGTCCGATTTGAGCAAGTTTCATGAGAAATTGACAGGTTTCCTGATAATCCGGGCGGTTTCCAGACTTTACCAGCGCTTTACCCGGCCTGATAGGGGTAAGTCCGACCTGCTTTACCTCCGCTTTACCTTGGACTTACCGGCACCGAATCGCGCAGGTCGGACTTACTTCCCTCTGCGTAGCCTATTTACCGGCTCTAATGGACTTTCCAGCGCGCGGCCGGGATTTCTGCCATTCGGTAAGGTCATTCTCATCCCAGTAGACCCGGCCTCTCTTGTCCTTTTTCTCGCCGGGAATTGGTTTATCGTTGCGGGCCCGGAGAAATGCGTTATATGTAAGTCCGAGGAATTCCGCGCCATTCTTGAGGCCTTTAATTGCCTCGTTACTACTAATTGGGGACACATTACCCTGAGTGACCCTACGGGAGTCGTCCTCTGCGACCTCAAACACCATCTGACGTGGGGAAACGTGCTTGTCGGCCCACTCTCGCATGCTAGTACATATCTCGGTCCTGGTAGTACCGTCAGGCACCACGTTCTGCACCCAAGTCTTCTCGTCGTCGGCCACGTAGATCCACCGGCCCGAGCCTTTCTGGGCAACAGGAACCGGATTAGTGCCAATCAGCATGCTCCAATCATTATCCTTGTAGCCGGAAAGTCCACGGAAGCTGAAGTAGCTCCGGGTTCCCTGAATGCCCGTGCTCCTATCATCTAGCCGGATGGCCATGGCGACGACGTGCAGGTTGAATTCACGGCCCATCTGGAGAACTGCCCGGATGTCCTTCCACACCGGGGCGTACCCTCTCGGGCTGACCTCTCGCCAGGCATCCGCAGTCATGTCCGTGAACCGGGGAAGCTCATCGATGAGGAGCAGGGCAGGAGGGAACTCGATGTCGGGATCGTACTTGCGGGCTTCGATACGGTCATCGAGAATACGCCGGAACCCGGCAATGCCCTCCCACATCTCTGTGACGTCCTGGTGATTGGAGAAGTACACGAACCCAGGAATGCCCTCCAGGTGGGCCAGGCTCACGCCCTTCGGGTCGATCGAGACGCACAGGCTCTCGGGGTCCTGGGCAAGCACCTGGAGAATGAGCATTCCCAGGAACGTGGTCTTACCGGCACCCGAGCGAACGGCGAAAGCCCAGTGAGGATCTTCTCCGGCATTCAGGTTCCGGTAGTACGGCTGGCGGAACCGGTCAACTCCGAGGAAGATGTCTCCGGGTTCAGCGTGGAGAATGTAATGCTCGTACTCGCTGAGAAGAACCGTGTCCGGAGGACGCCCTGCAACCCTAATCACAGCACGACGGGGCTGGGAAGCTACCTGCCATTCGACTTCGACGTCCTTGTTCACGTGGTCGGAAAGAAGCCTGCCGAATGCTGCTCGCTTGTTGTCGGACGGGATGTAGTCGCCGGGAAGGTCAACGGTACCGATTACCCCGTTCGTCATGCTGAGAGCTTCCTTCGGAAGGTTGAGAAGCTTGCGGGCACGCGCTGGGGTGATCTGGAACTCCTGAGCGATGGCGCTGATGAGCGGTCCGAGGTTGTCTCTCTCGTGGTGCCCGCGCTTAAACCGGTGCGACATGCTGAGAATAAAGCTGAGGCCCAGAAAGCACCCGAAGGGGATGAGAACGCCGGAGAACACAACGTGGGACTCGAAGCTGGCAATGGCGAAGGCGAGAACGGTTACCAGGGTGCCGAGGCGCCAGAGAACGCGGGGCAGCCGGGCGAGGTGGTTCCACTCCGAGATGTGGGCGTAGTCCCGGTGGTTCTCCCAGGTAGCGTTGTGCAGCCAGGTAGCGTTGGTCTTGTGCTTGCCCCGGAAGTCGGCTCCGCGCACGAAGTGGAAGATCAGCATCTCCCAGCCGATCGCCTTGAGAACCTTCAGCCCGGAGTAACCGGCGAACAGCAGGCCGACCCCCAGGATGATCAGTATCATCGAAACCATCGACGTACCTTCCTCTTGACCCTGCGCTTAACAGCCCTGACCGGGTTCATCTTCCGCAGCGTCTTGCGGACCTTCCTCTTCACGGCTCTCTTCGCCTCGCGCTTCTTCCTCTTCACGGCCTTCTTTGCCTCGTTCTTCAGGTGGGCCGTGAACGTGAGATCGTAGGACTTCTTCGCCCTGTTAACATACTTCTTCTTGAGACCCTTCGGTACAATCAGGGAATCGCTTCGCTTTGGCTTCGGCTGAGGCTTCTCTGCTTTAGGTTTGGCAGCCGATGGCTTCTTAGAGGACTTGACCTTACGGGGTACCCGGGCAGAAGGAATAACAGGAGGGTGGTAGCCCCGGCTGCAAGGGCACCTTCTTCCTCCTTCGGCTATCGACCGGCACATGGTTCCTCCTTACGCATTCTCGAACCGGTTACCCTTCTTCCTGTTGCATTCCTTGTGCACGCACCACAGGTTGGACATGATGGTCTCTCCGCCGTGGGACCAGGGGATCTTGTGGTCTACTTCCATCTCGTCGTCGGGGGTGATGGGCTTGGCGCAGATACCGCAGATACCGTCCGATGCCTGCATGACCCTGTACTTGAGTGACTGCGGGATGCTGTGGGACGTGTACACGCGATTGTCGATCTTGCTCTTGCGCGCTGCCCGGGACCTTCTGTGCGTTCTCAAGTAGTACAGAGAGCACACGGCTGCGGTCAGGGGGATCACCACTTTGAAGTGGTAGCCGCCTGTGTAGATGGAGACCAGCAGGGCTACGGACAGCACGGTCCAGAAACGATTCCTGTTCATAGAAAGCCTAGTATAGGGTAACCTGATCTCGGTTAAATCACCATGGCCTGTAGCTCAGCAGGCAGAGCTGCGGACTGTTAATCCGCCGGTCGCTGGTTCGAGTCCAGCCAGGCCAGCCATGATGATTAGGCTTGCTAGGTATACCAAGCGGCCTGTGCGTCCCAATCACTTAGCTGTGGTAACGTGGCTTTCGACGGCACACACGCACACCACACAAGGAGACTGCCGTGGCTAGGTATGAAATCACTGTCAGGAGCACTTCGCAGAAGGAGCGCCTGGACGAGATTATCGTCGTAGATGCTGACAAGTACTCTCTGGAGAAGACAGGCTCTGGAGACCGGTGGGTTCACTTCTACCGGCACAATGAGACCCGTATCGAGTACCGGGACGAGCACAAGCGTTCACCCGTAAAGCACGTGGGCGAGGACGAACTGATCGACTCCATCCGAAACCCTGATCGTATCCGCAAGCTAGACTAGAGCAGTACCCCGGGATAGCTCAGTGGTCAGAGCGCCGGTCTCATACGCCGGATGTCGCTGGTTCGAACCCATCTCCCGGGACTAAGGGAAGCAGCTCAGGGTGGAACAGTTAGGGGAGCTGTGGGTTCAGGCGTCGGGTTACCTGGGTCGCGGGGCCGGAAGGTTTCGACTGATGATTAGAGCCGCACGTCGGAGGTCATCAGGACAGCGGTTCGATTCCGCTCGGCTCCACCTATCATGGACACATGAGTTTCATTGCAGTAGTAGCGCTGGCCATCGGCCTGTCCGTTGCCTGCGTCCTCATGCTCATAGGGGCTGTAGAGCTGTACATGTGGGTCAAGGTTCGCAGGCACGTTAAGAAGCACATGCACGACTGGGAGCACGAGTACCGGGAACTGGTGGACAGGTACCGGCGCCCGTAGGGAATAAACCGGACTAGCATATTGTTGGCCCCGGTATGAAGCACGTATGGTTCGAGCGGTGGCTGACTACTCACTTCAGCCTCGGTCACGGCGGAGACGAGTACGGCAACTGCACGCTGTACCTGTTCACGCCTCTGGGCGGCGTAGTCTGGAGGTATCCCACCGGTCACCGTCAGACAGAGATCCTCATGCCCGAGGACTGGAACGATGACCGTGAGTGGGCGAGATGGGCTCGCAACTACCTACTGGGAGAGGGCTGGGACGAATGAATGAAGATCCCTGCAACGCCATCGAGATTATCGAGCAGTCCGGCATCGGGCTGGAGTTCTGCCTGGGCAACGTCATCGACTACGCGGTCCGGTCAGCTAACGCTGAAGACAAGATGGACCTGCTGCGCAGTATGGCCTGGTACGCCAACCATGCCGTGGCTATCGCGGAGACCCAGAACCTGGAGCCGAAGCTGTCGTCAGCGATCGTGAAGAACCGGCACCCTGAAGAGTTCACGGTTACCGTTCAGTCGCTGCGCCATGATGAGTTCGAGCCTGTGAGGGAGGCTTATTTCCCTATCGACAGCCGAACTACAATCGCAGAACTGGCTTCACAGGCAGGGAAAGCGCTGTTCGGACTTACCGGCGACTACGACCTGTTCTTCCCGGAAGACGAGGTCGGAGCAGCTATCACGATCGGCGCTCTGCCTGGGTATGATGCAGTCCTGGATTACGCAGACCCCGGCGATACCCTCTACATTAACCGAGTCAGTTAACGGGAGCAGAAGATGAACGACCCGGTAAACCACCCTTCGCACTACACCTCGCACCCGAGCGGCGTGGAAGTCATCCAGATCACTGAGCACATGAACTTCTGCCTGGGCAATGCCGTCAAGTACATCCTGCGGGCCGACCACAAGGGCAACGCTGTTCAGGATCTGGAGAAGGCGGCCTGGTACATCAAGCGGGAGATCGAGCGTCGGGAAACTGCTCTCCTTGATGAAGCTATTGAGGAGACCAGGGAAGAGCGAGGAGACCCTTGGAAAACTCCTGTGCCTGGGTTTCAGCGCTACAACCCGAGCACAGGCGAGTACGAGGGAGATCACGAGTCGGTCTACGACTGGGACTAGTTTAACCAAGGCCCTCGCTCTCGTAGTATTCTGTTAACAGGATCTACGAGAGTGAGGGCTTTTTCGTGACTGCTGCTCCTGACTACAACTTCAAGATTGAATACGAAGAGCCGGGGGAAGTCGCACCTCCGGAAGTCGGGGCAAGATTCATCATCAGCAGCACGAGGGTTACCTTTCCTACTCGGTACCTTTTCGAGAACGGCGCCATCGAGCTGTACGAGGCTCTAGGTAAAGCGCTGGCACAGCACACCGGAGGATAGAGTGGCCGCCTGGATCAATGCCGAACGTGACGGCCGGTGCTCCAACTGCGCCCAGCGGATCAAGACCGGCGAAGAGATCTACATGAAGGGCAAGTCGGCCCTGTGCGAAGAGTGCGGCATGCTGGCGGTCAACACCCGGGAAGCCTGCGGGCCGATCGAATCCTCCGTGCGGTCCCAGATCGAGAAGCTTCCTGACGAGGCTAACGACAACCCCCTTTCGCAGATGATGCTGTTCCTTGCCAGCCAGCTCGACATGGGTGAAGTTTCCACCCGCGACGTGGCGAACCTGACCAAGGAGCTGCGCATGAACATGATCACCCTGACTGAGATGTTCCCGGCCGAAGAGGACGACGACGAGACCGAGACTCTCCGCAAGCGCCGGGAGCGCAGGGCTCGGGAGTCCGGGGGCTTCTAGAAAGATTTTCCGGCCCTCGGGAATGAAGGTCGGACTTACCGTGTTACAGCCACCATGAACAACACGACGATGAGCACGAAGCCCAGCACCGAGTACAGCGTCCGGTCGGGAAAGATCCCTGCCGACTCCTTCATCTACCCGACCGGCCACAGCCGCAAGTGCGAGTGCCAGGGGCTGGGCACTGTCAAGAAAGAGTGGATCGAGAACCGCCCGTACCGGTGCGACTGCGATGCTCACACCCTTGACCTCAGTGTTACCAACCACGCGGCTACCTGCGACGCTCTTCCCTGCCCGTTCGGCGAGCTGTAGTGAAGCTGAGACGCATCGCTCCCGGTGCCTCGGGCTGGGCGGCTATCGCCGTGGTGGTCGTGGTGGCGGAGTACAAGGACTCCCGGACCATGAGCGACTTCTTCTACGACGTTTCCCGGCACAAGGGCACCGGCCTGGCTCTGGGAATCTTCTACCTGTCCCTCGGAGCGCACCTGTTCGGTATCATTCCCCGCAAGTATGATCCGTACCACGTACTAGCCGGAGCAACATTCGCGAAGGGCAGGGAAGGCTACGGATGGCACTCGTGAAGCCGAAGAAGGCATGGACGCCTGAAGAGATCGAGTTCGTCAGGAGCAACCCCGGACTTACCGCTACCGAAGCGGCCGCTGCCCTTGGGCGTCCTCGAAGCTCCGTGTACAATCTCCGGCTGAAGTTCAGGGACGAGGCCCCCAAGGAGCAGTACGCGAAAAAGGCGCCGGGGGACTATGTCGAGATCCTGGCTAAGTACCTGACCGACGACTGGGAATGCCTGGAAAGCTGGTGTCGTTGGAATGGATACGGGTCATACAGGATTCTCGGGGAAGACGACCGTGGCTGGGTAACCCTGCTCTGCACGGCGAAAGGATAGGCAATGGAGTTCATCGTAGTACTGGCCGTCGGGATTCTCGTAGTCTGGGGGATCGTAGCCCTGGTCAGCTCTGTAGACGGTGCAGGCAGGTACAACACCAAGCCGGTCAAGGGGCAGTTCAAGCGCGACTTCAACCGTGCCCTGTACGAGACCAACCTGAACGGCACCATGCGCGACCGGAGTGTCTCGGACGAGGTCAAGTCCCAGGTATGGTTCAGGGACGATCATAAGTGCCAGGACTGCGGTACTGAGAGCCAGCCCGACAACCCGCTGGTATTCGACTTCATCAAGCCGTTCTCCCAGGGGGGCACCAGCGACGTGTGGAACATCCAGCTACTATGCCAGTCGTGCGCGGTCAAGAAGAGGATTAACCTCAATGGGTAAATTCGTGGACATCAAAGAGCTGGAAGATCCGATAGACGACGTTACCGGAGTAGGGCTGAGCTGGGGCCCGGTTCCTGTTACCTGGACTTACTACTGGCATCTGTACGACGGTGCCAAGCACGTCAACGGCGGCCTTGCGACAACATATGAAGACGCAGTCAAAAAAGCGGACCACTACTGGAAGCAGTACAAGTGGCCGAGAACCCCGAGGGAGAACCCGTGACCGAGATCCGATTCCAGAACCACAGCGATGTAGAACTTGTGCAGTTCACCGGCTCTGACGAAATGGTGGTGCAGTCTGCCCGGGTATCCCTGACGGGAGGTAAGTCCGAGCAGCTCAAGGAAGCCACGAAGACCGGCATGATCCGTCACATGATGGATAACCGGCACGGGAGCGTGTTCGAGCACAACCTGTTCACCTTCCGCGTCCACACCCCGATCTTCGTTGCCCGGGAGTTCATGCGGCACCGCATGTTCAGCTACAACGAGCTGTCAGGACGATACGCCACTGCTGAGCCTGTGTTCTACGTTCCCGATCCGTTCCGGAAGCTAAGGCAGCAGGGCAAGGCTTCGGCTTACGATCTGGTGGACGGACCGCGCCCGCAGAAGGACTTCGAGTTCGTTAGAGATGAACTGAAAGCCGGATCGTCGGCTGCGTTCGAGCAGTACGAAGCCATGCTGGAGGCAAGCATCGCCCGGGAAGTCGCCCGCATGGTGCTGCCGGTCAACTTGTTCACCTCGTTCTACGCCACCTGCAACGCCCGGTCCATGATGAGCTTCCTGTCCCTGCGAGTGGACTCCGAGCAGAATTCCGTGGAAACGCACCCTCTTGCTGAAATCCAGGAAGTGGCGTGCCTTATGGAGGACTGGTTCGAGGAGAAAATGCCGGAGACGCACAGAGCCTTTTACAGGAATGGTCGTGTAGCCCCGTAGCACTGCCTGTAATACTCTACAATTCAATATGTGACGCATGAAGATGTAGTTGATGCTGTGGCCCTGGCTCTTTGCCTGTCGGATGACCGTAAGTCAGATGAAGAGAGTTACAGGGCTATGGCTATTTCTGCGTTCAAGACAATCCAGCAACTTAGGCTTACGGTGGCCCTGGATGACTGAGATCACCTACGGCGAGCAGATGCCCAGGGTGTGGACTGTCCCTTCCAGGCACGTTACCCCTGAAGAAGGCTGCCTGAAGTGCGAAAAGGGCCAGCAGGAGTACCCAGGCCACGGCTGCGGAGAATTCCAGGCTATGGACACTATCGAATGGTGCAGAAGTGTAGGCTTCACGCTGGACCCATGGCAGGAATGGTTCCTTGCCCAGTCCCTGGGGTGCTCTCCCGACGGCCGGTGGGCAGCAATGGAAAACGCTCTTATCGTTTCCAGGCAGAACGGAAAGGGCGCCATTCTCGAAGCCCGGGAATTGGCGGGCATTTATCTTCTGGGCGAGGGCAAGATCATTCACACAGCCCATGAATTCAAGACTTCCATCGAGCATTTCCGCCGCTGCCGCCAGGTTATCGAGAACGATCCCGGCCTTTCCCGTCGTGTGCAGAGGATCGCTGCTTCCCACGGTGACGAGGCGATCGTACTCAAGAAAGAACCGACGATGATCATGGGAGCCGACGGCAAGTACGTGTTCAAGAAGGCCGAGCGAGAACTTCGCTTCCTGGCGCGAAGCCGTGGGTCCGGTCGTGGTTTCTCCGCTGACTGCCTGGTGTACGACGAGGCGATGATCCTGTCCGAGGATCAAGTGGGTGCGTCTATGCCTACTATGTCGGCCCGTGCTAACCCCCAGATCTTCTACACAGCGTCGTCTGGCCTTGAGGACAGCTTCCAGCTCGGGGCAGTACGCCAGCGTATGCTCAAGCCCAGAGGGGACGACGCTCTGTTCGGGGCCGAGTGGTCTATCAATGGCCACACCGACGAATGCCCTCGGGACGAAATACGCGGCCGGGACACCAACTACTACATCATCTGCGACCGGCACGACGACCGGGACGACCCGAAATCCTGGGCCAAGGCCAACCCCGCTATGGGGTACCGGATCAACGAGCGCTTCACCCGCATGGAACTCATGGGCATGCCCCCGGATCAGTTCGATGTAGAGCGGCTCGGGCTAGGCAAGTGGCCTACTGATGACGAAGCGTGGTCGGTAGTATCCGAGCCTCTCTGGGAACGCCTGTCCACTACACAGGAAGACACCGGCTTCCCGACCAAGCCCATGTCCTTCGGAATCGATATCGATGAGGACGGAAAGTCAGCCACCATCTGCGTAGCCTGGGAACACTCCTCGGGACGCCCTGTGCTGGAGATTCCCCGCAACGGAATGCAGAACGGAACCGACTGGATTATCCCGTGGCTGAAGGATCGCTACTCCAAGTACCAGCCGTGCGCTATCGCGGTCCCCAAGGCAAGCCCTGCCGGTTCCCTGATCGAGGACGGGAAGAAGCTGTGGCGCGAGAAGTTCCTTGCCGTCGGTCCGGGAGACGAGTCTGCCGCGTTCGCTTTCTTCGTGCAGCAGGCTAAGGAAGAGCAGTTCTGGCACTTCGGCAAGGAAGGCGCTCCTGCTCTGTGGCACTCGATCGGAAAAGCCGATACTCGGGACGTCGGAGACGGCGGCAAATCCTGGTCACGGCGGGACAGCGAAAGCGACATTACCCCGGCAACTGCTGCTACCCTGGCTTTGTATGCTCTTAACAAAATGAAGCGCTCGTATGACCCAATGAGAAGCATAGGCTAGGATAGTTGCTATGACCGTAATGGAGTTCTCGGACAGCCTGGGTGAAAAGGTATCCCAAACGGCTAAAGACTACCCCCCGCAGAAGCTTGTCGTGATGGCGTTCCTGGGGTTCTTCACGCTGCTGGGAATTGTCCTGGGTTTTCTGTGGAAGATTCCTGTTGGGGCGTTCATCGCTTTCCTGTACGGTCTTCAGAAGTCCGGGGCCTACTCGCCTAAGGCGAAGAACTCTTTTCTGTCGTAATCTTGTATAAGACTTTGTTGACCGTGCACGGAAAGGTGATCAGTGGGCTATCTCGATAACCTCCGTGCTTTCGGAGAAGAACAGCGAACCATTGCCGGGGCACCCTGGCAGCCGTGGAACAACCCGTTCTGGAAATTCAGTCAGGGAGGTCCGGCTCACCCTTCTCGTCAGATCAACGGGGTCGATGACGCTCTCGGGCTTCCTGCTCTCTACGCCGGTTCCAAGCTTCTAGCCGATGGTGTAGCTTCGCTTCCTATCAAGGTGTACCAGAAGTATAACCAGGGCGGTTACGGCAAGCACAAGCTCTACGAGGGTCCGAGCTTCTTCGACAAGCCCTCCATAGTCGGATCTCAGTACGACTGGCTGTTCACCTGCATAACTTCCCTCGTACTCCACGGTAATGCCTGGGGCTTCATCACCGGCCGCGACGGCTACGGCCTGCCTACCGGGATCGAGTGGATTCCCCCGGAGGACGTAGTCGTTGAGGAATCCTACGAGCGAAAGTCGGCCAACCCGCTTGATGCCCGGGTGTACGTGCGCGGAGTCGAAGTTGACTGGCGCAGGGAGCTGTTCCACGTCCGGGCCTTCACCCTTCCGGGTCGCCTGGAAGCCGTATCACCCCTGCGCGCCTTCGCCCTGACCTTCACCTCTGGCCGGGAAGCGATGCAGTACGGGTACGACTGGTACCAGAGCGGCGGATTCCCTCCGGGCACATTCCAGAACGCCGAGATCGAGATCGACTCCGATCAGGCTGCTGAGATCCGCAAGTCCCTGGTCACCAGCCTGCGGCGCCGGGAACCTCTCGTCTACGGGCGTGACTGGGACTACAAGCCGGTTACCGTGCCGCCGTCCGAAGCTCAGTTCATCGACGCTATCCAGCTTAACGCCACCCAGATCGCGGCTATCCTCAACGTTCCCCCGGACCGTATCGGAGGCAGCAAGGGCGACAGCCTTACCTACTCCACGGCCGAGCAGTCCACCCTCCAGATCATCGAGGCCCTGCGCCCGTGGCTTGTCCGGCTTGAGCAGGCTTTCTTCGACGTGCTGCCCCGCAACCGGTTCGCCCGGTTCTACACGGACGCACTGCTGAAGACCGACCTCGAATCCCGGATGAACATCTACCAGATCCAGCGGAACATCGGCATCAGGACCGCCGACGAGATCCGCGAGCTGGAAGACCTCCCGCCGCTGCCGGGCGGTATCGGCTCCGAGGCCATGCCGCTGACGCTGATGAACGCGCTCGGTACCCGTGCCGGGGCGATTCCGAAGTCCATCATGAAGGCTGTCGTGCTGGAGATGGACCTGGCTGCCGAACGTCTCTTCCAGCTCGAAAGCACGAACGTTCCGGTCAAGCTCGTCACCCCTCCCGCACCCAAGCCCGCTGCACCCGCAAAGCCTGCCGGTTCCTCCTCCAAGGGCACGAACTCCACTGCTACGTCAGGACGAGCGTCTGTCCCGGGTGACGGAGACGGCGACGGTATCCCCAACGAGGGCTCAGGCAACTCTATCCAGGGGGCGAAGGGGGCTGCTGGCGGCGCTATCAGGGAAGAGGACATTCCTCCGGGCTCTACCAGCAAGATGGTTCCAACGCCTATAGGAATGCCTCTCGCGGCACCGCCGTTCACCCAGGACCCTGCCAGCTACCTAGCCTCCATGATCACCATGCAGCGGGACATGAGCCTTCCCGAGGAGACCCGTAACGCTGCTGCCCAGACTTACCTGCGCGTGATCGAGAAGGCCATGGGCGATAATGCCGACGAGGTTAAGCGCTGGCTTTCCGGTCAGGCACCCATGATGCGGAACCCGGTAATTCCTGTTGAAGAGCAGGAGCCGGAAGACGGCGAAACAGAAGAAGGTAGCGCCGGATAATGCACGACCGTATTCTTAGTAGTAGACGTATAACGAAAGGTTCTCTCTGATGGGCGAAGTGCGGGATTTCACTCCGCTGGAGCTGAGGTTTGTCCCCGAGGCTCCTGAATTCCGCATGGCCGGAAACAGCGGGCACATCACGGGCTATGCTGCTAGCTTCAACAAGCTTTCCCGGCGCCTTGGCGGATTCCACGAGCGTATTGCCAGCGATGCTTTCAACGAATCCCGTGATGCGGGCTGGCCCAACGTTGTCTGCCGCTACAACCACAAGCCGGAATTCGTTCTTGGCACTACCCAGGCCGGAACCTGCACGATCAATGTGGACGAACGCGGAATGCACTACGACGTCGATCCGCCCAAGTCTCGCGGCGATGTCCTGGAGCTTGTTCAGCGCGGAGACGTCCGGTACAGCTCTTTCGCCTTCCGGTCCAACCCGGAGAACGGCGACGAATGGACCGAAGACCGGGAAAACGGTTACCCGCTGCGTATTCTTCACAATGTTGAAGTAATCGACGTGGCACCGGTCATCGACCCCGCCTACTTCGACACCACCGCTTCTGCCCGGAACATGGCAGGAGTCGTGGAGTCGCTTTCGCGTCACATGCACGCGGACCCTGAAGAAGTTCGCTCAATGCTCGAAGAGGGCAGCATCAAGCGATTCTTCAAGCGTACTGATCGTCCCTCTGAACAGAGGGAGACGGCGGAGACTTCCGCCAGCGCCACCGACACTACCGAGGAGGATCTGGTGGAAGCTACTGAAGCGCCCAAGGACGAGGACCGGAAGAACGTGGACGTCGCTGAAGACGACGCTGGTGTTCCGGAGACCGACGCCGAGGACACTGCCGAGGACAACGAGGACACGGACGAGCGCAAGGCCCTGACTGCCAAGTCCCGGGACGACCTGAAGGATAGCGACTTCGCGTACATCGACAGCGACGGCAACCGGCACCTGCCCATCCACGACAAGACTCACGTCCAGAAGGCCCTCCAGCTAGGACCCCAGACTTCCTACTGGTCTAAGGCCAAGAGCAAGGTTCTCGCTGCTGCCAAGAAGCACGGGATCAAGTCCGAAGAGCAGAACAGCCTCATCATCGAGGGCTTCGAGACCCGCGCCGCCAAGGCGAACTTCGAAGACCTGGACACCTGCGAGTGCGGCTCCAAGAACCAGTTCGGACGTCACTGCACTGACTGCGGCAAGTCCATGCGAGAGATGAAGTCGTCCGACAAGTTCTGCTCCAACTGCGGTTCCAAGATCAAGCCGGGGATGTCCCACACCGGTGACATGGCGCGCAGCAACGAAGAGCCCGAGGACGCGGAGACCCGCGACGCCGAAGGCGCAGAGACCGCTGAGGAAAGCCGCTCGGTTGTCCTCCCGGTGGACATGCTGGCTCGCAACGCGGCTGCCGATGCCCGGCTCGCGGAAATGCGACGGCTCCTGGAAGACTAAGCTCCTACTGAAAGAATGGCTCCTGGGTAACTAGGGGCCTTTCTTTTTTGCACATTTGTTTACGTTCTGCTTTAATTGAAATCGTAGAACTACTGTGGCCGTGAATGCCCAAGCGCATCCGGAGCCGGGGTCTGCATTAGCTTTTCCTATCGAGGAGACTAACGTGGCATCGGATGTCGCTAAGGCCCTTTTCGACCAGGAGCAGGGTCTGCACCACGAGATTCAGAATCTCACGCAGACTGCGACCGGCGAGAAGCGGCAGTTCAACGCGGACGAAGAGATCCGCTGGAATAACCTGCACGACGAGCTGGACAAGGTCAACGGCCGCCTCCGTCAGATTCTGGACGACGAGAAGCGCGCCCGCGAGACCGAGTCGGCTTACAACGACTTCGCCGGTCGCAAGGCTTCTGGCCCGGTTGGCGGCGGTAACTCTGCTTTTGCCAACGAGCTTCGTTCCTGGGCTGCTGGTGAGCAGAAGATCCTGGAGCTGGGCGCGTGGAACCGTCCACAGAGCCCCCTGTACCGGGCCGAGCTTGAGCAGCGTGCGGTCGGCAACAGCTACCTGGCGGGTGCTAACGGCGTTCCCAACGGCTCCTTCACCAACCAGACCAATGCCGGTATCGTGCCGATCGACTTCTACAGCCAGCTTCAGCAGTACCTGGTTGAGGTCTCCGGTGTCATGCAGACTGGCCCGACCGTCCTGAACACCCAGGGTGGCGAGCCGATGCAGATTCCGGTTGTCGCCCAGCACACCGGGTACACCAGCACCAACGTCCCGAACTCCAACCTGGTGAATGTTTCCCAGGGTGGTACCCTTGCCGAGTCGGACCCGAGCTTCGCGCAGGCCATGCTGTCCGCGTACAAGTTCGGTGACCTGATCAAGGTCTCTCGCGAAATGATCGATGACTCCGGCGTCAACCTGCTGGCCTACCTGGCTCAGTCGGCTGGCCGCGCGGTCGGTAACCAGCTCGGTTCGGTCATCCTCAACGGCGGCTCCGGCATCACCAACGGCATCCTGCCGATGGTCAAGTCGTTCGTCTCCGGTTCCTCCACCACGGGGAACCCGGGCACCGGCCAGGTCGCGGGGGGTCCTTCCTACGCCAACCTGATCGACATGGAGTACGCGGTCATTGCTCCCTACCGTCAGTCCAAGTCCTGCTACTGGCTGGCTGCGGACAAGACGCTGGGCGCGCTGCGCAAGCTCACCGACAACAACGGCCGAGCCATCTGGGAACCGAGCACCGTTCTGGGTGCTCCGGACCTCCTGCTGGGCAAGCCGCTGGTTGCGGACCCGTTCATGCCTGCTGTCAACACCAACGCTTCCGCTGCGACGGCGGCCAACGGTGCGAACATGTCCATCCTGTTCGGTGACTTCTCGCAGTACTTCATCCGCTTCGTCGGCGGCGTGCGGTTCGAGCGGTCTGACGACTTCCTGTTCAACCAGGATCTGGTTGCCTTCCGCACGGTTCTCCGCGCTGACGGTACCCTGCCCCTGGCGGTCGCGGCTCCGAACGCTCCTCAGCCGATCGTCGGCTTCCAGGCATAGTTCTAGCTAGTAGACTACGACTTCTTCTCTGCTACAATGCAGAGAAGAAGTCGTTTCTATTTAAGGGCTAATCATGTGCTGCTGGTCGTTTCCGCAATCTTTGCTATCAGGGGCTACCGTGTCTGGCGGAGAAGCCCATAATAACTCTCAAGGCGGTAACGCCCCCGGAACTCCCGTAACTTCAGACTCGTTGGACTATACGAGGGTAGTGTCAGATCATTTTGTTGTGGTTAACATCGACACTTCCGTAGGCATAGGCGGAACAATTACCACTGATATACAAGGATCGCTAGATTCCGTTACCTGGTACACTTTCGGGGAGTTGTCCGGAACTTCTACAGGAAGCTTTTCAACTCCGGCCCGCTATGTGCGAGCTGTAGTAACTGGAACTACTTTCCCTGACCGTGACGGTAGCGACGGTATGTTTTCTGGCGCTATTTCAATTTACTCCATAGCAAGGTGAGTCGTTATGCCAGTCGTCAGATTCCTCAGTACGTTCCACATCCACAACGATGCTGGCTTTCAAGGAGCTGAAGGAGAGACCCGGGAAGTCAGCGACGAAATGGCTGCGGGTCTTGTGAGATTCCACCTTGCCGAGATAATCGACGCCGGGGAAGACCGTATCGCCACCAAGCCTGAAGAGGCCGTGGACACGGAAACCCAGGTTATCGAATCGGAATCCGATGAAGAGCCGAGCCGCCCGTACGGGAATGCCCCAAAGTCCAAGTGGGTTGACTGGGCAGTTCACTGCGGTGCCGATCGTGAAGACGCCGAATCCAAGACAAAAGCAGTGCTTATGTCGGAATATGGCGAGCGCCTATAATCAGGCGTACACTTATCTAGTAGGACTACTTTTAGGAGACTTCATGGCTTCCAATCCCGGTCGGTCGCCGCGCCCGGCTCGCACGTCCGCCAAGGGGCGTAGCGGTGTCAGCCAGGGTGGGGACTCGACTCTCCAGAACGGCCAGACCAATTCGGTTATCGACGGCCTGACCATGACCAACACGCACACCGGTGCTCCGGGCTCTGCGGGCGGTCACGGTTCTTCCGACGTCACCACGCAGAACGGTCAGCTCGGTTCTTCCCTGCCTGACGGTACCGGCTCCAACCTGTTCAGCACTGGCGCCCCGGGTTCTGCTGGCAACCACGCCCACGGCGGCGGAGAGTCGGTTACCTACACCGACGCTTTCGCTCTCCAGGGCTACGGCAACGACTCCGCGCAGATGACTAGCCCCAACGCCACCTCCGGCCCGAACGACTCCACCACCTTCAGCGGCAACGGCTTCACCGGCCCGTCGCTTCCCGGTCTGGAGAACAACCGGCTGACTGACACTGGCGCTGGCAAGGGCTCTGGCCGGGTTCGTCACCCGTAAGGAGTTCTCGTGACCAAGGCATTCGAGGACAACAGCGGGAACGCGTTCACCAGCAACTCTGCTACGGACCTGTCGAGCCTGGCCAAGGGCTGCATGGTGTTCGGTTCGATGAGCGGCGGCAACATGGACACCGACAAGGCTCCCGGCACTGCACCTGGCAGTAACTCCGAGCAGTCGGACGCGATCAAGTCCGGGCATCTTACCGATCCGCTGGACGTTCCCGTGAAGAACTACCGGAAGGACGAGGTCTAATGGGCGAGCCTACTCAGCATCGCGTCGGAACTCACGGCGACGTCAACGTGACCAGCCCGTCTCACCCCAACGGCGGCTACGACGCTACGGACTCCCGGCGTGATTCGGGTGCTCCGCAGGGCTGGTCTTCGGTGGACAGCCACGCTGGCGCTACCTCGGACACGGACTTCACTTCTGTGACGAGCCGGTTCCCTGACGGGGATGGCTGGAAGCAAACCTGATATGAGCGGCGCCAAGCCGATGCCCTGTAACGAGACTATCTCGGTGCAGGGCATCACCATTTCATGTAACATGCGTCATTACTTCCCCCATCGTGGCGTGCATCATTACGCGGACGATAAGGTCAGCTTTTTCTGGGAGAACACTACTCCCGTTAGGGTAGACTCTCACCCGTGGAACTTTTGGCAACGCATGACGGCGGCTCTGGTTGCGGCTACTACAGAATGCTCACGCCTCTCAAAGAACTAGGCCGCACCGGGGAATTCAACGTCACTTTCCGCAGCGGAAGTGAAACAAATACGATGGAGAATCCTGACCCGCCTCTAGCTGCTGAGGACTTTGAGGACAAGGACGTCATGATCGTCCAGCGGGTTAATTCCTGGCTCGGGCTTGACTGGTGGCGCCGTCAGTCTAAGCCCGGAAAGCTCACCGTGTATGAGCTGGACGATGACATCTGGAATCTCACTCCGGATAACCGGTCGGCCTTCGAGTGCTACCGGGACGATCCTTCGCTGTGCGAGGCTGTTGACCGGTACATGCGGGACTCAAAGCTCGTGACGGCCTCCAGCGAGCACCTGGCCAGTCTAGTAGTAGAGCGTGTTCCTGCAGCCAACGTCACCGTCCTCCCCAACTACGTACCTGACTGGGTGCTTGATCTTCCGAGGGATAACCAGGACAGGCGCATGCGCATCGGGTGGTTCGGCGGAAGCTCTCACGCCCGGGACATCGAAGTTTGCGCTGCTAAACCTGTACGTACATTCCTTCAGCGTAATCCTCAATGGGACTTGTACTTGGGCGGTATGGACTTCTCGCGAAACTTCAAGACCCCGCTGGACCGTACCTACTTCACGGGCTGGCTGAACATCTGCGACGAAGAACGCCTGTACTTCCGGAGCCTGGACTACGACATCGGCATCTGCCCTCTGGTGGACACGAAGTTCAACCGCTCCAAGACACCGATCAAGGCCCTGGAGATGATGAGCCGAGGAATTCCGGTGGTTGCGAGCAATGTCGAGCCGTACGAGAAGTTCATCGACCACGGCGTAAACGGCTTCCTGGTTAAGCAGGAGCATGAATGGTCAAAGTATTTGGGGCTTCTCGCGAATGATGATAGTTTTCGGGAAGAGATGAGCCGAAACGCCAGGGCAAAGGCCGCTGAGAACGTTATCAGCAAGAATGCCTGGCGCTGGGCTGAAGCTTACAAGAATGCCCTGGAGGCATAATGACCGTGGGTCCTTACGAGCAGCGCGGCGGTGCCTGCGACGATGAGTGGGAGTACGCCGAGTACCCCCTGGACTGGGACGACGAAGACGAGGATGAAGAGGACGACTCCGAGTGACTGCCGCTAGCAAGCATATTCAGGATGTTGTCAGGCACGTCGCTGAAGTCGAGCACGCTTTTCTGCTTCACGGTGACCGGCATGACCCTGTTACCCTTCCCTGGATGCCTTTCCAGGCGGCTGACTTCGTCGCTATCATGTACGAGGTCATGGCGGAGACCGGCGGGGATGAGTTCCTGGACATCGGCTGCGGTCCGGGCACCAAGATGGCTCTCGCGAGCGATATTTTCGGGCTGAACACGTCCGGTATCGACATCGACCGTCAGATGGTGGAGCAGGCCAGGAGCGAGGGGCTTCACGCCTACACCTGGGATGCTCTTGAGTTCTACGACTACCGGAGCTACGACATCCTGTGGATGTACAGGCCGTTCCGTGATCCTGAGCACCAGGACAGGCTTGAGAAGCTGGTGTTCGAGAGTATGAAGCCTGGTGCGATCCTTGCTGGTGGTGCCTGGGAGAATCACCCGCCCGCCTCGTGGACTCCGATCATCGATGACTGGGAGCTGCGGCGAGGCGCCTGGGTTAAGAGTTGACCGGAATAGTTAGAGCACGAAAACGTTTACATCGCTATGACCGATCCTCGCATGAGTTTTGACGACTTCTTCCTCCAGCTTGCCCGGACTTACTCGACTAGGGCCGACTGTACGCGAAGGCGAGTTGGAGCAGTCATCGTCAACGCGGATAACAGGGCTGTCGGTCTCGGGTACAACGGGGCCGAGCCTGGAGAGCCTGGGTGCCTGTCCGCTAGCGCCTGTCCTAGGGGTCAGCACTACCCCGTCGTTAACACCCGCAGTACCAGCCTCCAGGACTTCAGAATCTGCGCCTGCGGGTCATCCTGGCCCTGCGAGTATTCAGTCGCTCCTGGGTCTTCCTACGAACCCGGGAGCAAGGGCTTCTGCATCGGGATTCACTCAGAAGATAACGCTAAGCGGGACGCTGAGGGCAAGGGGATCAGCATAGCCGGACTCCGCATGTTCTGCACTGACGAACCATGCTATAAGTGCGTTAAACTTCTAAGTGACGCAGGACTTGCGAGTATCAAATGGCCCGATGGAGAGATGGTTTTCAGTGGCTAGAGTTGTAAGCGTGGACGATGACCTGCTTGCCCCCGGCACGGTCGGACTTACCCCTATCGGGGGCAACACCGGCAAGGTCATCAGATTCGGGCAGTGGATCGTCAGCCATCCGTTCGCGCGGTGGTTCTCCAAGGACACGCAGCCTGATTACCAGCACGCATTCGTGTACCTGGGAGACGGCAAGCTGATCGAGGCTGAGCCCGGCGGTGCGCGGATCAACGATATTTCCGAGTACGCGAACGCTGAAGTCTACTGGTGTGTCAACCTGGCCCATCAGTACACGCTTGAGCAGCTTGAGAACGTAGCGGAGGAAGCCGAGAAGTTCGCCGGTACTCCGTACTCGTTCCTGGACTACTTCGCTATCGCTGCGAGGCGCCTGCACATCCCTGTTCCCGGGCTTCGGGCGTACCTGAACTCTACAGGACATGTCATCTGCAGCCAGCTTGCGACCATGGCCTACCTTCGTGCCGGTCTGGCTATCTACCCCAAGTCTCTGTGGCCGGGGTACGTTGACCCGATGGACCTGTACTACCTGGACCAGAAGTTCGCAAGCCCCGCCGCAAGCTAACCCCCGGTTACACTCTAGTCATGGACCGTTTCACCTACGACGTTGAAAGCACCGTGCTCAGTACGGATGTTCTCAACGCCTATGCCGAAACGGTCCGTTTTCTTGCGCACGCCCAGCTCCAGCACGAACTCAGCGAAAAGCTGGCAAGGAACAAAAGCAAACTAGGAAGCTGCGATCAGGACCGGTTTCAGCGCAGAGCCCGGCAGATGTGGCGGACAGAAGTACGAGCGTGAATGTCCATTACGATTTTCCTCACTATGAGCTGAGTGCGGTAGAAGGCATCCTCAGCCGGATCGACACCCCGAGCGAAGTCCACTTTACCGGCGGGTCTTTCAGCGGGCAGGCCGACATGTTCACCAGGGGCGACAGCGAATCCATGGTTGCCAGCTCCATACGGGAATTCTGGTTCCTGGTCAATACTTACGGAACACCTCATGGAGCGGTAACTTAGATCTGTAAACATCGTCTCTCAGCAGGAGGTGGTCGCATGATCGAGATGCGGATGTCTAGCTGGGAGGTGATCTAGCGTCTCGATCGAAACCCTTACTAAGATTCCTTCTTGGTAAGGGTTTCGTGGTTTCCGGTGGCTGTCGTAAGGTATTGTTGCCGTCGTGACAGATCAACGAGAACGTTGCGCACGCTGGATGCCCCGGGCCGGAAAGAACTGCGCGCTGCCAGCCAGCCACACAGGCCGTTGCAGGACCGAGGAGTCGGCAAGCTCCCACAATTTGAGAACAGCCGAACGTCAGCGCAGGATAGCGGCTTCCCGCAGGGTTGCGATTAACGAGTGGAAGATGGAGCGAGGCTGTGAGAAATGCGGGTACCGGTCTAACGCCGTGGCACTTGATCTTGACCACCTGGAGCCTGAAACCAAGGTCGGGGATATTTCGGCACTTCTGCGATATGCTGCCTGGGAAGTCGTAGTAGCCGAGCTGGCGAAATGCCGGGTGCTGTGCGCGAACTGCCATAGGGTGCATACCTTCACGCGAGCACCCGCGTAGCATAAACTACAGGTATGGCTGCACCCACTTATAACGTAGTTACGGTAACTGGTCAGGTAATCTACACGAATAGCGTAGGCGACCCGGTTACCGCTACGCTTACCTGTCTTGCTCCATACTTCGATAACTCTAATGGCGTACTGGTGAACCCGCAGGCTATTACGGCTAGCGCAGACGACACGGGCGTATTCTCTTTGCCCGGAATTATCGATCCTACGCCAGACGGTTCCGGACTTGCCTGGTCGCTCGTAGTGAAGGACTCCAGCAGCACACTGTATACACAGCACGTTCAGATCGGTAATGCTGGCGGGGCTTCGCAGAACTGGCTTACTCTCGGAACAGCGCAGGTAAACCCTGTAGTAACTACTTATCTTCCGAAATCTGGAGGGGCGATGACAGGGCAACTTGCTCCTTCGGTTTCCGTCCTTACAGATGCAGCCAATATTTCAGTAAACGCTGCGCTCGGCAACGACTTCAGAGTAACGCTAGGCGGAAACCGAACAGTGTCTGCGCCTTCTAACCCGCTAGACGGCCAGTCGTCGGTGTTCGAGGTAATCCAAGACTCAACCGGTTCCCGGACACTTACTTGGGCTTCCGGAACGGGGGGCTTCGATTTCGGCAGTTCAGCCGCGCCTACGTTGTCTACGGCAGCAGGAAGCAGAGACCTCGTTACATTCAGGTATTCGAGCAGCAAGAACGCATGGATGTTCACAGGGGCAGGGCTGGGATACTGATGGATTCAGTGTGGAATGGTTACGTTCCGGCTTCTCCTTCCTACGGAGCTGGCGTGGACGGCTACCCCTTCGGACTAGTGGTAACACTATCTAGTAACCAGCCTCTTCGTGAGATACGGTACTATTCTGCTCCTGGCGAGACTTCACTCCCGACACGCTGTGGTATCTTCGACGTAGCAACAAAAACTATCATAAGCGGTACAGACAATACTTCTCCTACATGGTCGGGAACAGTCGGATCTGGGTGGGTGTCATGTGCTTACGACGGCAGTATAACTTTGGACACTCGGGCTGACGGCTATTGCGTTGCCATTCTCTGGCCGTCCGGGTACAAAGGCTATCGAGAAGTCGCCTTTCCTGTTACAAACGGCTCTCTGACAGCTCCTCTGGCAGACGCTAACGGACTAGCCAACGCCCCTTTCGGAACATACTGGTCATACCCTACGCAGTCTGGCGTAGGTCACAATGGCAACGGCTACGACTGGTTCGTGGATGTGGGGGTCGGAGCTGTACCGTTCTCGCCTTCCTATGTGTCCACCGAATCCGGGTCTTCTGTGCAGGATTGGGAAGTTGATACGCCGTTGAACCAGCCGCCGACGCTGAACACCGGTACCGGCATTCGCATTCTTACCCCCGATTCACCAGATACGGCGTACCCGCCCTCGTTCCTATACACATTGCCCGTCAACAACGGCTTCCACGATGCCTCGTACGGTAACGGGCTGGACACAATCCTAGAAGCTGGCCTGCATAACACCTACAACTGCACCGTAATTGAACCGTCCTTCGGTATATCGCCCTGGTACGCGGACAACCCTGACAACACAGGAGCGCAGCTCGATACGTTCATGCAGAATCTAGCGGAGTGGACTGCTACATCGACGTTCGCACACGGAGGAGAGAAACACTACCTACTCGGATTTTCGAAGTCGGGAATTGGCGGGCAGTCTCTCCAGTTCCGGCACCCCGATTTGTTCTACAAGACAGCCTCGTGGGACTTCCCTGCTATGATGACAGACTATGACGGAACCGACGCTACATACGGCTCTCAGGTAGGCGGAGACCCGGCAGATTCATACGGAACCTCGTCAAACTTCACATCGAACTACGAGCTATCCCCAGCAAACCTAGCAGCCTGGATATCAGGAAAAGACTTTACGACGACGAACAGGCTATGGGTCGGAGGCTATTATGCTTTTCAGGCAGACGTGGACGCATATAAACCTGTTTTGGACTCGCTCGGAATTCTCTACGACGGCTCGTGGGCATCTAACGACTCCAGCCACGCCTGGCACACGGACTGGGTTTCAGCCGCAATGGCCTCGATGTACGGTACTGCGCCTACGGAAACCTCGGGTGCCACAATGTCCGCAGGCATTATCTAGTAGTATTTAACCGGAGGTTATAGTGAGCGCAGCGGTATACTTCAACAATCCGGCAGTAGCTGTTCCCCTGTCGCCAGCTAAATTCACGGTGCAAGGGTCTGCTCAGCCGGTAGACCCGGCGATGATTACCTGCGTTCTGACTGATCCTTCTGGCAATATCACTACCTACATCTTTTCCAATGGTACCGGCGTCAACCAGATCACCAAGAGCAGCACAGGCAACTACAGCCTGTCGGTAGCAGGGCTCACCTCTGAGGGGCTCTACACCTACACCTGGATCGGCACCGGAAACGGCGTTCAGCAGGTCACTCCCGGTACTTTCAGGCTGATGCCGATGACCGACTCCGGAATCGGGATGACAGGCTGGTACACGGGCATGGAAGAGCTGAAATCCAGGCTCACCATCAACCCGAACGATACCAGCTCGGACTACGAGATCCAGCTCGCCATTCAGAACGCCAGCAACTGGGTCACCAGCTACTGCGGCCAGCCCTTCTACCAGATCACCGAAGCCCGTACTTTCCTGCCCAGGAGCATCTGGGAACTCGACATCGACCCCATGGTTTCAGACCCGGCTGTCATCTCCTCGAACCTGTCCGTGGACCTGGACTACGACGGCGACGGCGTCTACGAAACCCACTGGACCCTGGGCGAGAACTTCGTTCTCAAGTACGGTCACGGCAACGACACCTACAACATGAACTCCTCGGGTATTCCTCAGCCGTACAGGCGCATCCAGGCTCTCATGAACGCCAAGAACGGCCCCGGGATGTTCCCCTTCCCCTACCCGAACCTGCACATGGATCAGGTCAAGGTGACGGCTACGTGGGGCTGGAACACCGTGCCGCCGAACGTCTCCCAGGCTACGCTTATGCTCGCGGTGGACCTGTTCAAGAGCAAGGACGCTCCTTTCGGCTTCGCCGGTACCGCAGACATCGGACTGGTTAAAGTGCAGAGCAACCCCTGGGTGACTGAACTACTGCGCCCGTTCATCCTGTTTACAAGAAAAGCCGGTGTGTAATGCTCATTTACTCCTGGCTTATTCACAACCACCTGTGGCCTGCCGTTGTCTCGTGGTTCGTCGGCATCCTGCTTGGCGCTATGTTCTCCTGGATTCCCTTCAAGAAGCATCTGCGCAAGCAGAACGACATCGCTGACAAGCTCGACACCAAGACACCTGGCGGAATGAGGGACATCGCGCTGCTGCTGGCTGCTCTTCAGGACGGCAGCAAGGAGAAGGTGACAGATCTTGGCGGCGAAGGGGAAGGCAGCTAAGAAGACTGCTCACGGAAAGGCCGGAAGGCAGTCCACGAAAGTCAAGTCGAAGGCCAAGGGCCTCCATCTCAGCTCAGCCCAGTGGAAAGCGTACACGAAAGCGTACAACTCCGTATCTTCCCGTATGTACGCCAAAGCTACACTGGTACGCGCTGCCAAGCGCTTCAGGTCTTACCGGCTTCAAGCAGCCCACGGTCAGCAGGCTCAGCTCCGGCGCATTAACGCGAGCACTCAGAAGGCTGCTGTTGCTGCCTACGCTACCAAGCAGTCCTACCGGCAGTCTGTGAGTGGTCACCAGAACGCAGCTCTGCGCAGACGTGTCTACAACGACATGTACAAGCACTACAACGACCTCGGACGATTCCAGTTTGCCCAGGCGGGGCAGAAGAAGTGGGCTCACCGGGCAGTCATGCGCACGGTCGATACCTCACAGGCTGTCAGTCATGAGCAGAAGCTGAGGGCCGCTGCCGCTCGTGCCGCTCTCAAGGCCGCAAGGCAGCACAAGAAGCCGAAACCCTACAAGAAGGGAAAGTACGGTCCTCCTCTACCCAAGTCCGTTACCTCTAACATCAAGGCAACGGCTCAGGCGGCTGCTCTCAAGGCGGCAAAGGCCACTCCTGCGGGGACGTCATCCAAGGCCAATAAGGTCACGAAGAAATCTGCACGAGGCCGGGGAAGGCCCAAGGGTTCGACAGTAGCCAACGGTGCGGCCAAGAAGGGCCAGGGCGCCCAGAAGAAGGCTCAGCAGAAAGCCCAGAAGGCAGCTCTCACTAAGGCATCGGCTTCCGCAAAGGCACCGGTAGCCGCTCACAAGACCCGCGCGGCAGCAGCCCCGTTCTGCGGTACCCGCTGGCTGGATTCGAAAGAACCGGCGTGCGTGGCAGTCGCGGTATCCAATCAGATACGCCACCAGACCGGCATCGAGCTTACTATCGCACAACTTGATACTATTATCGCCGTAACAGGTAATGACGTCAGTATCGGAGTCGCCCTGTCGCTCCTCGAACAGCACTTCACCGAGGGGAACCTAAGACTTACCGGTTTCGGGCCATCGGATTCCAGAAACGGTACTATAGTGGGCTATGACTCCAGATACGGAAGCCACGCGGCACTGTCCCTGAACAAATGGTCGGTGGCTAGCTGGGGTTCCCGGAGGTTCCGCCTGTCAGTTGAGGAATCATGGTGGGCCCGCTGGGAAGTCATTGCCGATGATATTCACGAGGAGAATAATGGCAAGCCTGGTAGAAGCTAGGAACGCTCTGGCCGCTCAGATTCAGAACTACGTTCAGCCGGTTATCCCCACGGTTCTCTCCGACCCCATGGACCAGGTGCCGAATGTCCCGGCGGCTATGGTGTTCCCGGGAAAACCGGTAGCCAAGTACGGTATTACCCTTGGCGAGGCCGGAGTTATGGGCGGCCGGATGATGGCCGCTACCGAATTCAACCTTCAGGTGCTCGTTCTCGTGTCCCAGGGTTCCACTATCGAGCGCGTGCAGACCAACCTGGACTCCTGGCTCGGTTTCGAGAACTTCCCGGGCAATGTAAGCATCCCGGCAGCAGTTGCTCTCGATCCGACGCTGGGCATGGCCGTGGACTACTGTGAAGCTAGCATTGTCAGTTCTTACGGTCCTATCGAGTACAACGGAACCACCTACTTCGGCGCGAGGATCGACTTTTCACTCTCCTGCCAGTGATATCCTTCTCTTCGTTCCCTATACGAGGAGGTGGTTTGCCCGTGCGGATTCTTCTGGTCCACCCGGGGCCTTTAGCCCGACTTCAGTGTTGCCGACGTTTATCACGGCTGGGAAAAGGCTCTTAGGGCACAGGGCCATGAAGTCCGGTCTTACTCGACCAACGATCGCCTCATGTTCTATGCGCAGGCGCACCTTCCCGTTATTCACGGAGAGCACTACCAGAATCAGCCGACGTGTCCTGAATGCGGTCAGCACGAGTTCAAGCCAGCCCTTAACACTGATCAGGCGAGGACCCTGGCGCTGAAGGGTCTGTTCGAAGACGTCTATCTTCAGTGGCCTGACGTGATTTTCTTCGTGTCGGGATTCTGGATCACCAAGGACATGCTGAGGGTTCTCCGGTCCCGTGGTCATAAGACCGTAATCCTGCACACCGAGTCCCCGTATCAGGACCGAGAGCAGATCGACCGGGGGCAGTACGCGGACATCAACCTGCTGAATGACCCGACTAACCTGGATGAATGGCGCAGCGTACTTCCGAACACCTGGTACATGCCGCATGCCTATGACAGGGACGTGCATTACCCGGCGACTCTGCCGCGAGCCTATGAGTCTGATTTCAGCTTCATAGGAACCGGTTTCCAGTCGCGGCGAGACTTCTTCGGCAAGCTGGACCTTGAGGGGCTTGAGGTTACCCTGGGCGGTCCCAACTGGGGCAAGGCGCTGGAAGAGCCGGAGAACAGCCACATCGTCTCGTGGGTGGGCCATGACCCGGAAGAGTCCGTGGACAACACCGAAGCGGCGCGTCTTTACCGGATGTCCAAGGTCGGTATCAACTTCTACAGGAGAGAAGGCGAGAAGGACTACAACGGCACCGGCTGGGCAATGGGTCCTCGTGAAATTGAGATGGCCGCCTGCGAGCTGTTCTTCATTCGCGACTCGCGTCCGGAATCTGATGAAGTGTTCGGGCACATTCTCCCGTCCTACAGCACCCCCGAAGAAGCCTCGGAACTGATTCAGTGGTGGGCTACGCACGATAAGGAACGAGAGCACGCTGCCCAGGTCGCCCGGCAGGCAATCGAAGACCGCACCTTCGACAATAACGCCCGTCAGTTCATGCGTTACCTGGAATCGCTTTAGGATTGGCTAACAGGCGCATGCTCCTCTAATATAGGATGTAGAGGCCGTTATTCAGGAGACTGCGCCTCGTAAGCAATTACCGCGAGGAGATTCCAAATGGCACGTGTACACGGTCGGAACGGCATCGTGTATGTGGGAACCGAACCGGCTCCCGCTGCGGCTTCCCAGGCCATGTTCATTTCGGACTGGTCGATGAACTTCACTGTCGCCAAGGTGGACGTTACCGCAATGGGTGACCCCAACCTGATCTGGGTGTCCGGCCTTCCCGACGCTTCCGGCGACTTTTCGGGCTTCATGGACATGGCTACTGCCCAGACCTACGTTGCGGCGGTTGACGGCCAGCCCCGTAACTTCTACCTGTACCCGTCGGCTCTCGGCGCCAACGGACAGCCCAACGAGTACTTCTTCGGCACCATTCTCCCGGACTTCTCGGTTGCCGGTGGTGTTGCTTCCGCCGTCACGCTGAAGAGCACCTGGAACGCTGCCAGCCCGGTCCGTCGTTACTCTGCGGTGGGCGCGGCCAGCTAACCCTGGTTAGTGCTTGAATAACTCCTGAGTACGGGTAAGCTGTATTTCGCTAGACACACTTATCCCGTACTTAGGAGTTTTTCGTGCCCGAGTCTTACGAATTCGAGCTTGACGACAACGACGGCATCACTGAGGAAGAACTCTCTGATGTCCAGCTTCGCGTTTCCGACCCCGACGCCCTTTCCGAGGCTGCCGAGAATATCTCGAAGGAAGATGACGGCAAGTACCAGGAATTCCGGGACGAGAAGTTCAAGCTGGCCAACGCCATTTCCTTCCTGACCCTTTCCGAGTGGGCTGCCGCTTCCGAGTACGGTGCCGCTTCTACGTCGGGTATGGCCGCCATCTACCACATTCTCCAGGACGTGCTGGCGGACGACGAAGAATTCAACCGGTTCCGCAACCACCTCCGCAAGACCAAGGCCGGTTCCATCGAGGAAGACGCGAACGACCTGCTCAACTTCGTCAATGCTTCGGTGGAGATGTTCACGGCCCGCCCTACCGAGCAGCCCGGACCCTCACGGGGTGGGCCCTCCCGAGGATCGGGTACATCGACGGGTCGCTCCTCCGGAAAACGGGGTCAGGCGCGGAAGCGCTAAACTGCCGACAGCTACTCAACGTCGCGTACTCCATGATTTTCGATGAAATGATGGAGTCACGCCGTCTTGCAGAGGCTAACGGTGCCAAATTCGAGGTAACCCTCGAAGAGCAGATCGAAGAGTTCGAAATGCGTATCGGCATGACGTTCGACTCCACTGCTGCTGCCCTGGAAGCCCATAAGGCGTACCTGGAAGAACGCGGTATCGAGTGGAACGACACTCCTGTCAGCCAGATTCCAGAGCTAGCGGATAGAATGGAAGACGGAGGGCTCGGAGAGTATATGGGAGGCTCGCGTGGCCGTTGAGTGGGAGCATATCGACTGGGACAATGCCAGTCTTGAATGGCTCCTCAACTCACCTGATGGCCCCGTGGGTCAGATGCTCGAAGAGCTGGGCATGAAAGCTACCGAAGTAGCTAAAGTAGCCGCTCCCATTCAGAAGCCTCAGAACTGGTCCTGGGGGCGCAACTCTACCTCTTACCAGCCTCGGTCATTCGGGTACCTAAAGGACAGCGTTAATTACCATATGGGGTATACGAAGATGGGTCATCAGCTATTCTCCGGGGTTAACGCTGCCTACGGGCCTACCCTTTTCCTGGAAAAGCCCGCGCGCCAGCAGCACCGAAGCTATCCGTTCCTGACAGAAGCGCTTTGGTCGGTTAACATTTAGGGACGACGTTTTCAGGAGGATGCAGTGGCCGAACGGCTTATCGGAGAAGCCTATATCTCCATCCTGCCTGAAGGTGCGGGTTTTCGTGCCAAGGTTGACAGTATCGTCAACACGACCATCAGGAGCATTAAGCCTGAAATCCCTGTCGGCGCTGACACTAAGCGTGCCGTAGGAGAAGTAGAAGCCTTCAAGAAGCTCATCCAGCAGATGCGGCCCACTATTGAGCCGGGTATAGGTGTTGTCGCATTCCAGGCCGACAAGGAAGTTATCCTCAAGGGGCTCCAAGAGATTCAGAAGCGAGCCTCCAGTATTCTCCTTACCGGTGACGACACTCAGCTAGCCTCCAAGATCTTCAAGCTACGCGGAGAAGCGTCGGATCTAGCCAATAAACTGGACGAACTCAACTGCAACATTAACTCCGATAAGGCGATGGCGCAGCTTTACTCTCTGCGAAGCCAGCTAGAAGACCTCCAGGACAAGTCCAGCCACCTTGACATCGACTTTGACGAGAAAGCTGCTACCACCCACCTGGCAACGCTCCAGGCGTACCTTGAAAAGCTGCACGCCGAAGCTGACAGCATCTCGGTAGACGCGGACGACAAGCAGGCACTAGCTGCGTTCGCCGCGCTCAACGTCCGGGCTCAGAAGCTACGGCACGAACTCAACAACATTCCCATCAGTGCTGACATGGCTCCGATCGAGGCTAAGATTCTCGCCCTGGATGCCGCGTTCTCCAAGCTGGGTGGAAAGAACGCCGGTCCTGTTACTCCTGGGGTGGACAACCAGGGTCTTGTCGCCGCTGAAATGGCAGCAGTAAAGCTGGCTAGCGATCTTGAAAAACTAAGCGAAGTTTCCAGGAAACTGGCTCTTCCGGACTCTGCCGCCAAGGCATTCGCTACAGCGCTGGAAGAGGTGCGCGTACAGGCCGAGCAGGTAAACAATCATCCTATTGCTACGGCCGGGGATATTGCCGCTGTAAGCGGTCTGTCGGCAAAGGTTAACACACTAAAGACTTCCGTAAGCGGCCTCGCAACAGCAGAAGTTGCGTCAGCAGCAGCCACTAAGACCACGGCAGGTTCCTGGTTCAGCCTGGGCGGCATCGCCAACAACATAGCTAAGGTCCACATTCCTGAATTCGCTGCCGCCCTGCACGAGGGTACGGCTGCCGGGGAGTCTCTGGCGGGTTCCCTGGGCGGACCCCTGATCACTGCTTTCATGCAGCTTCAGCCGCCTATGATCCGTACAGCCTCGGGTGTTCACATGGTGCTAGAAGCGGCGATTGAGCTGTCCGCTGTGTGGGCCCCGGCTATCATTGCCATGACGGCGTTCGGTATCGCTGCCGCGCCCATCGCCATGAAGGTGGCCACCCAGGTTAAGAACATGTACACCGTTGTCCAGGCCACGGGACAGCAGTTCAAGTACCTGGGCACGCAGGCGAGCAGCCTGGAAGACAAGATCAAGCCCGCCGTGTACACCGCGATGGGCACTGCTCTGGAAGCTCTGCAGGGCAAGTCCGGGACTCTGGGCAGTACCCTCGCCGTGGTGGGCCGCGTGGTAGACCGCATGGTCACCAGCTTCGTCATGTGGTTCCGAAGCCTGAATGGCAACGGCAGTCTCATGAAGAACGGGGCACGGGATGCTGAGAAGCTCGCAGAAGCGTTTGCAGCCCTGGGAAGCATCATCCACACGTTCCTTCAGGCAACCCCGGGTATTGCTGAAGTACTGCTGAACATCGGCACGGGCTTCCTCCAGGTGACGGCTTCGGTCATGAAGGTTCTGGAGCCTGTACTGAAGGTGTTCCTGCTGTTCCACGGCATCGAGTTCTACGTCGGAACCGCTGTCACCCTGCTGGCCGTCCTGGCTTCTAAGTTCAAACTGGTGGCGCAGGCGTTCATGGACACGGGGGCTATCAGTACAGGCACTAAGGCCATCGAGGCAGCCGGTACGGCTTCGGCTGCTGCGGCTGTCGAAGCTGAGGCTAGCGGAGGCAAGTGGCAGTACTTCGGTACCGCTATGGGCAACCTGACTAATGTGTTCAAGGATACCTTCACCCTTTTCAAGGCAGGCGAGGGCCCTCTGGAAAAGCTGGGGGCCGGTCTGGGTGTAGCCGCTAAGGAAGGGGGCGGCCTAGAGCGAACCGGTTCCGGTCTTCTGGGACTGGTCAACCCGTGGGTGCTCGGTATCGCAGCCGTTGCCGCTGTCACGTTCCTTCTGGTTAAGTACCTGGGCGAGGAAAAGGACGCCCAGCAGAGGGTTTACGAGCAGACCGAAAAGGCTATCTCCCAGGCAACGTCGTTCGCAGCAGCTCAGGCGGCCACCTACAAGGGCATCGCTCAGATGACCGTGGTTCTCCAGGGGTACGACACGAAGCTCCGGAGCATGGGCGGGTCCACGACAACGTCCGTAAAGGCTCTTAAAGACCTCAGCGGCGCAGCAGGTAACGGCGCCAGCCCCATGCAGGTATTCGCTCAGAAGGCGCAGGACGCCAAGAACTCGATTGTCGAGCTGGACAATCAGGCGGCTACCCAGGCTGTCCGGTGGGACGTCATCACCAAGGCTTACGGCGGCGCCAGTGCCGCTATGACGCTGATTCACGAGTCCGGTGTCAAGGTAGGCGACCTGCTGGGAGACAACACCAAGAAGGCACAGGCCGCCGCCCTCCAGCTCCAGGGCACGGCGGAAGCCTACGGGCTCATGGGTACCCAGGCCGGGACTGCTGGCATGCACCTGGACGCCCTCAATCTGGCCCAGTCCCAGACTCTCACCGCCACGCAGAAACTTACGTCAGCGGAGCAGCAGTTCGTCAGCTCGATCACCGCCGGGGACACCAACCTTCAGGCTTACCTGTCGGGCATGGGCACCCTCAAGGACTCCCTGGACAAGGGGTCGGCTGCCGGTGTCAAGTACACGACTTCTGCGGGAAAGCTTACTGAGAAGCAGATCGTCCTCAAGTCGGCCCTGAACGGAACCACTACGTCGGCCCTGGCCAACCGGCAAGCATTCGCCTCGAACGTCAACGCTGCCGAGACCCTGTACACCTCCCTCCAGACGATGGCAGCAGAGGCCGGGAACGGCTCCAAGCAGATTAACCAGCTCAGCACTGCCGGTCGGGCTATGGTGGCACAGCTCGTCCCGATGGCGAAGGGGTCCAAGAGTGCTCAGGCTGAGGTTTACGCTCTCGCCCAGACGGCAGGCTACACCGGCAACAACTCGCTGGCTGCAATGACCAAGTGGGCCGGGAACGCTACTGGTGCGTCAAAGCGCCTGGACGGGGCTACCACGGGACTTCAGGAGAGCGCCGCCGGTCTCAACAGTGACCTCAAGAAGGTGGATCAGTCTCTCCAGTCCTACTCAAACTCGGCACTTATCAACGCTATCGCCCAGACCACGCACCTCAAGTCTTCCATCAACGGGCTCGTATCGTCCTTCATCAACAGCCACCGGACTATCAACGGCGAGGTGCTTGGGGACGCCGTCCAGCTTTACAACAAGTACATCAAGGCCGGTATGGGCGCCGGGCAGGCTAAGGGCCAGGTTGACCAGCTCATGAAGTCCCTGGGCGCCTCCAACTCCCAGATAGCCCGGGTCAACGTGTCGCTGGACGCGAACGCGCATAAGTCTGACGGTCTCCGGTCGGCTATGGTCAAGCTGGCCAACGACGGAGTGGGCGTCACGAAGAATCAGATGCAGCAACTGTGGGCTACTGCGAACGCGCAGAAGCTCGATGCTCTCGCGAACAAGGCAGGCACTACCCGGGCGCAGTTCACCAAGCTGGCTATCAACGGCCTGGGCATGACCCGTCAGGCTGCTATTGACCTGTGGAACGAGTTCAACCAGCAGAAGCTGGACATGCTGGCCCTGAAGACCGACAACACGAAGAATTCCTTCATCAAGTTCGCGGAAAACGGGCTCGGACTCACCAAGAAGAACGCCAATGACCTGTGGGGTGTGTTCCGGGCTCAGCAGCTCGACATGCTTTCCGGTAAGGCGGGGCGAACCAAGACTCAGTTCGAGCAGCTTACCGGTAAGCTCGGTCTTTCACGGAAGGCTGCTGATGACCTGTGGGCGTCCCTGAAGAAGCTTCCGAACACCAAGAATATCGTCGTTAACGAGAAGATTACCGGCGGCGGCAAGATCTCCATCAGCGCGGGTGCCTACAACGCGGCAATGAAGACTGGAGTCCTGACCTCATCCGGGGCTAAGCAGCAGGCAGCGTCCAACAGCCTTCTGTCCGGGCACGCCCGGGGCGGTGTTATTCCCGGAACGTCGTCCAGTGTCACCCACGACAATCACATAGTGTCCGTCAAGTCCGGTGAGCTGATCATCCCCAGCCAGCACGCGGCCAAGTACGGGGCAATGGCAAAGAGGGACGGAATCCCCGGGTTCGCTGCGGGCGGTGTTGTCGGCGGAACCCAGGCCGTCAGCATGAACAACAACCTTATGCCTAACACGCAGAACACTGCCAACAAGGTCATCATGGAGGCTACCCAGAGCCTGGTGTCCTCGTTTATGAGTGCTCAGGCAGCGGCAGGCGGGGGCGCGATGTCCGTTCCTGCCAAGTCCGGGTCTGCCGCTGCCGCTCAGGCTTACGCGCGCAGCCAGCTTGGCCGGTTCGGGTGGGGTGCCGGTCAGATGCCCGCTCTTATCGCCCTGTGGAACCAGGAATCCGGCTGGAATGCTAACGCCGTAAACCCGGGCTCTGGCGCCTACGGTATTCCACAGGCTCTCGGTCACGGGCACCCCTATAACCTCGGGGACTACGCCAACCAGATCCAGTGGGGCCTTAACTACATTAAGCAGCGCTACGGCTCCCCTATGGCCGCTGAAGCCCATGAGCTGTCCAATCACTGGTACGAGAACGGCACCCGGGCAGCGGCCAAGGGGATGGCTCTCGTAGGTGAACGCGGCCCTGAGCTGGTTAACTTCGGCGGCGGCGAGAAGGTCTACAACGCCCAGCAGACCAGGAACTTCGCGAACAATTCCCCGTACTCGTACGCAGCCAGCGCGGTGCAGAACGGCAATCCCGTGCAGAACAGCGGCAGCGACATGATCACTCAGCAGCTACTGATCGAGAACAACAAGCTTCTTGCCCAGCAGAACAAGCTTATTCAGGCACAGCCCCAGAACTTCGGACGGGCGCTTAACGGCAATGTGTCCCGGGGAATGTACCGATAAACGACCACAAAGGTTGTAGACTGATCCCTGTCGGCAATAAAGAGGAGCAGTAAGTGGCTTATAACGGCTCAGGCATCAACCCGTATGCGATGTCCGTAGTTGGCGACGGAACACATACGCCTTCTGCCGTTTCAGAGCAGGTTCCTGTTCAGCCCGGTACGTCGTACTCCTTCACGGTTACCGCGTCCTATGCCTCTACTTACGCTTCCGGAATGGCCCTTTCCGTTACCTGGTACACGAGCACTGGAAGCCCGATCTCTTCCGTGAACGCCAGCCAGGGATCGATGACCGGCGGCAGGCAGTACACGATCTCCACAGCATCGACCGTTGCTCCTACGGGTACCAGCGTAACGGCCGCCTCGTACGCGCTCCTGACCATCACGTCCAGCGGAACACCGAACCCGAATAATCCACTGCTGGTGGCCCAGGCCGAATTCAATGACGCCACAGGTTATTCCGTTAACGTGAACTACGCGTTTTCCTGGAGCTTCAACCCGTGGCAGCCGTCAGGCACCAATGCCTCTCTGAACTGGGTCGGAAGCACCCTTATCCCCGGGGACTTCGACTCTCTCGTCATCGACAACCAGATCGAGCTGATGGGCGGTCCGGGCGGAGTCCAGTGCAATAACCAGCTATTCCTTGACGCTTTCGGACAGGGTCCTACTTTCCGGCTGTTCGCCCCCAGTTCGACTAACTCTGCCGGTTTCGGCTATTCGGTTTCCTATGACCTGAACGCACCGCAGCCTACCCAGGACGTCGTGGAGTCTATGCTTCTCGACGGGGAAAGGCCGTTCGGCTCCCGGGCCAGCAACCGTACGCTCACCCTTCCCGTCTTCATTCAGGCATCCCCGGCAGGCAGCGTTCAGCAGGTCCAGGCTGCTATGGAATGGCTGATGTCCATTGTCGATCAGCAGACTTTCGAGATAAAGTGGACTCCGGCTGACACCGGCCTGTCCATGCTGTTCGACTGCTTCCGGGCACTGCCGACTGACATCACCTACGGCTTCAACTACAACGCCGGTAACGGAAACGACCCCTCGCAGGGCCGGACCAACGCCAAGATGGCGTCCCTTCAGCTTCAGATCCAGGCTCTTCCGTACGCTCGCAGCGATGTTGACGGCATCCAGACCCTGTCGTTCACCAACCCTCTCGTAGGCAAGATCCCTTCCCAGACTCCGAACATCCTGGACGAATTCCTGCCGAGCACGTACCAGATCAACCCCGTGTTCCTGGGTTCGCAGAGCGCTACCGTAGGGTCTACCAGCACCACCATGACAGTTACCGATCATTCTCTGTGGTGGTCGGGCATCGCGGTGGCCGTAGCGGTCGGAAACTCAACCTCGGACACGGTCACGGTAAACGACAGCCAGGGGAACACCTACAAGCAGATCTCCTCTACGCTGAGCGCAAGCCCTGGCGTCGTAAGGCAGACCATCTTCGCCGCCGTGAACGCGGTTCCTCTTACCGCCAACGTGGACACGATTACCGTCACCAGCAGCGCGGCGGGCACCTGGTCAGTCATGGCGGCAAGCGTCCCCGGCATTAACCAGACAGATCAGAACGGGCCCGCCACCAACGCCGGAAACAGCGCTTCACCCACTATCACGTCCTCGATCCCGGTTAACGGAACTGGCTCGATCCTCGCGTTCTTCGCGGACAACAACAGCTCGGCTACTACCGTGGCATCCGGCTGGTCGAACGTGGGAGGCATCACCACTACCACCGGTGCCGTCCGGCAGGACATGTTCGTCGCCAACATGCAGGGAACCGTAGCCCTCACCGCCAACGGGTCTCTGTCCTCTTCCACGCCCTGGGTGTCGTCCACGCTGTCTTTCAATGCTACTCCCGGGCGCCGCTGGGGCTGGGACAACTACACCGCCCTTCCGGTCAGCACCGGGAACAGCATTCACTACCAGGCACCTCGCCCTATCCGGTCTCCCTACCCCCCGGCTGTGTACGCTGCGCCCTTCTACACGGCGTCCTCCGGGTACACCACCAAGGGGCCGGTCAGCATGGTCGGACTTCCCTCTCTCAGTTTCAACTTCGGTCAGGCTTACGACACCCAGTGGCCCAAGAGTGCTAACTACGTGTCTAACGTCACCTTCAACTGGACGCTGTACGACAGCTCAGGACGGACCCTCAACTTCTCCAAGACTATTAACAAGTGCAAGTGGGGCTCCAGCCCGTCCGCCCCGAAGTGGACCCAGGTCAACATACCCATTCCTCAGGGCAACAAGTCGTTCTCCTACAACACCGTTACCTCCTACAAGGTTTCCGTCACCAACTGGTCAGGCTCCGGCGGCAGCGGTTACGTTCGCATGCACTGCTGGCTTTCCCTGCTGACCGCCAACCCCCAGACCATCGCCACGGCATCGAGCCCCCGGGGCATGGTCTACAACTGCTTCGGCCTCCCTGGTACCGCCCGCAGTCCTATCTCGGTCCACTGCCAGCTACCGGCAAGCGCTCCTCAGGTTCAGGAGATCACCAAGTCGGGCACCTGGACCGTACCGGCGGGCGTTTACCAGCTAGCCGTAGAGGCATGGGGAGGCGGCGGCGCGGGAGCGTCTGTCAGCGGCAACCAGAACGGAGCTGGCGGCGGAGGCGCGGAGTACGCGGCCGAGCCGACTCTTAACGTGAAGCCCGGCACCAAAATTCCCGTCACCGTCGGAAACGGCGGCCTAGCCGCTCAGCTAACCCCGACTGTCGTGCAGTTCAAGAACAACGGGCTTTCCCACTGGACCTGCCCGGCTAACGTGTCCCAGGCTAAGGTCGAAGTGTGGGGTGGCGGCGCTGCGGGCGGTGCGGGTGCCGGTGGCGGTGGCGGCGGTGAGTATGCTGCCCATAACACTTACTCGGTTACGCCAGGTACGACTTACAACTGCTCGGTGGGCGCGGGAGGCAAGCCCAACTCCGGAAAGAGCACCGCTCAGAACGCTTCCCGAGGCGGAGGCATGTCGTACTTCGGGCCTCCCGGGCACAAGCCCAATGTCGGGGACTCCCTTGTTCTTACCGCCCACGGCGGTGTTTCCTCGCTGACCGGCGGTACCAACGGCGCCTGGGGCGGGGGCAACCCCGGAGGAGCCCAGATCTCCACGGCCCCTGTTCACCACGCAGGCGGCACCGGAGGCTCTTCCAAGGGGTCTGCGGGTGGCGGCGGCGGTGCAGGAGGTAACGCGTCCTCCAACGGGAACAACGGCGGCGACTCTCCTCGCTCTTCCAACCTTGGAACCTACCGGCAGGGCGGGTCTGGCGGCTCGGGTTCCGGGGGAGCGGGCAACGGCGGCGCTGGTGCTAATTCCCCGGGTTACCCGTCGGCAGGAGCCCAGCCCGGAGGCGGCGGAGGCGGCGGTTACACACAGGGCACCAACAAGCTGGGTGCTGCCGGTGGCGCCGGGATGATCCAGATCACCTACAGCATCAACAACGGTGTCCAGGTGAACGGGTCTGCCACCACCTTCGGAACCTCTGCTACCGTCGGAACCCCTGTCGTAGCACACGGCGGAACCTCAGCCGGGGCTAACACATCGGCAGGCGCAGGCGCTGGCAGCGGAAGCACCAACACCGTGCACTTCAACGGCGGCAAGGGCGCGGTATCCGACAACAACGGCAACTACATCGTTCCGCCCCAGTCTTCGCAGATGACCAGCCTGGCTTCCGTGTCGTTCAACGCCGCTTCCGGAACTGCGACTTCCAGCGGCTCTGTGCCCTCGGGCATCTCCCTGGTGTTCATCTCCGCAGCTTCCGGTGACGCGACAAAACTGAACGTGTCCGACAGTGCCGGTAACCAGTACAGCCTCGTGACCCAGCAGCAGGTAGGAGGGGCAGGAACGGCAGTTCTCAGCGCCTGGGCAGCGACCATTACGGGAGCCATCAGCAGCGGGACCGTCCTCACCGTAACGGCACCTTCGGCCGTACAGTACGGAGTCATGTGGAGCGGTACCGTGAACGCCCTGGAAGTGCTGTACTCGAACTTCAGCACTAGCAGCGGGTCTTCCACGCTGCCGTCCGTAACCTTCGGCACTGCTGACACTACTACAGCCGCCATCGAGGTGGGCGCGCTGATGAACTCGGGCAACCAGACGTTCCTCTCGGCTTTCAGCCCGTGGAACGTGGTGAACACAGGAGGCAACACCGCAGGCAGCCAGGTCATGGTGGCCCGGTCCATGACAGATATCTCCGTGGGCACGCCGGACACTCTTACCAGCGGAAGTCTTGCTACTTCCAGCCCGTGGGCTGCGATTGCCGTGCCTCTCGTACTGCGCAATCAGGCGTACACGGCGATCTGCCTCCGAACCGGGTCCTTCCCGGCCAACACGTCTACATCCTTCAGTCCGTGGTCAGCTACAGGCGCCTACGGAATGCTCGTTGCCGTGGTCTTCAAGCCCGCTTCTTCCACCCTGACGATAGGAGGCAGCCCGTCTATTACCTGGGTAAACAGGGGCAGTGTTAATGCAGGATCATCCCCTTTGAACGTGTATACGACGTCGGGCACCGCCCTGACCACTTCCTCTACTTTTACCCTGACGGACTCGGTCAGCCAGACTCACGAAGCAGCCTTCTTCTGGCTTCCGTTCGCGTCCGGTATCGACAGCACTACTCCGGCAACCTCCAGCGGGTCCAGCACAGCGCCCAGCATCACCAGCGGTACCAACAGCAGCCCGAACGACTTCGCCATGACGTTCTTCGCCAACAACGGCAGCAGTATCACCATGAGCACTCCCCCGGCTAACCCCTGGGTAAACTTCGGTCCGACTACATCTACCACCGGATCAATCGAGGTGTACGGGGAGCTAAGCAAGGGGACAGGCACGTTCAGCGCAACCGGTACCTACGCGGCATCTCAGACATGGGCAGCGGTCGCCCTGGGGTTCGTCGCTAACGTCGCCAACGCGAACGTCGGTGGTTCCGGCGGAGGTTCCTCGGCAGGGCCTCTGGGCGCCGGGCTGGACGCTGCTGACACCCTAGGCGCTCCGGGTACTACAGGAGGAGGCAAGGGCGGCAACGGTGCCCTGGTGCTCGACTCCTCGGGTGTTACGGCTTCCCTGCCGGGCGGAGGCGGCGGCGGTGCCCTGTCCAGCAATGCCACTCCTGACGGCGGAGGCAACGGCGGTGCCGGAATGGCCCGGATTACCTGGCAGCCCCCTCTCACCGCGTTCAACAACCTGATCGTTCACAGGCCCGGAGACGGCGCACCTCAGACTCTAAGCCCGGTAAGCCCGATTCCTCCGGGAGACACCCCGACCAACATCGAGTACCCGGTAGTGTCCAATATTCCCGGGACGAACGCTACTTTCAACGGGACTTACTCCGTGCTCCTGGCCAACTACCTGTGGGACGGAAACGGCCAGACTTCCCGGCAGATCTCGGTCACCGTCACCCAGTACGAGTACGTTAACGGTCCCGGGTATTCGATGCAGGTAACCCGAACCATTACCCCGGCCGTGGACTGCAATAACGGAATGGTCATAATGGGCGAGGTAACACTACCCGTCAAGGATTACGACCAGGCTAACGACGAAACGTACTTCACGTTCTCCGTCCACGACACGAATGCTAACGACCGGTTCCAGGACATTGTGTTCCTGGACACCACCGGCCAGACCGTGTTCATCAACATTCCGCCGGGCTTCAACGGCTTCGGGCAGTACGTGAACTACTTCATCGATGAAGCCACCAGTGACCGGGACCTCGGCAAAATCCTCGGGACTGCCGTTGACCGCAAGCACAGCATTAGCGTAATGGATTCCACGTTTGTTAGCGGAGGCCCCCTTTACGTGAAGTCCGGTGATAACATTCTGATGACCTATTCGATTACCGGTGCCCCTAACATTGACGTCGTGTACTCGCCCAGGTGGTACACCAGCAGGATGCAGTAAGGAAAGCCGTGACAGTAACTCCTCCTGACCCTAAGCTGACTGGCACCACCGCTTCCAAGGCGCAGACTACCGAGGGCCGACTCAACGCTTTCATTCCGGGAATTGCCTCTGACGAATCGCCGGTAACCGTTTACCTTCCGATCGCCAGCGGGGGCCCGGGGAACCAGCTTGCCGTGAACGGCGGGGTGACCCCTGGAGGCTCCTGGACCTGCCCGGCCGGGGTGGAGGAGATCCAGGTCGAGTGCTACGGAGGCGGCGGAGGCGGCGGAGGCGGCAATGCTTCTTCCGGCGGAGGCGGCGGGGGCGGCGGAGAGTACGCCTGCGAGCCTGACTACCCTGTCATACCTGGTCAGACTTACAGTTACACAGTCGGCTCGGCGGGAGCATACGCGGTATCCGGGCAGTCCGGCGGCACCGGAGGCAACACGGTGTTCGACCCGCAGGGCCTGGGTCTTCCCGGAGGCGTGGTAGCTAACGGAGGTACTGGAGGAGACCAGCTCGGGCAGGGTCAGGGTGGTACCGGGGGTACGGGGAGCAGTGCGACCGTAGCGTTCAGCGGAGGAAACGGCGGCACTAACCTCTCCGGCGTCAACTCCGACAACCCCCAGCAGATGGGCATCACCGGACTGCTGGCCTGGTGGAAGCTGGACGGGCTCAGCCCTGGAAAAACCGTTCCCCCGCCCGTGTATGACACGATGGGAAAAATCGGCGGCACTATCTCCGTGCAGAACGGGTATATGCTGGGAACTCCCCAGGTTAGCGCTCCTCCGCAGGCTCCTGCTGCCGTATGGGGCGGAGGCACTCCCCCGGCTAGCAGCACTCCTGTCGCGGCCGGTAACAAAACCTGCCTGTGGTTCGACTATACAGGTTCCACTCAGGTCGGCTACGTGTCGGCAAACACGGGCGGGATCTTCTCCGGTTCCGGTAGCTCGTTCAGTAATATGACCGTGTCCTGCTGGGTGCTCGGAGACGGAACCGGTGTCTGGGGCGGTACTACCGCGTCCACCATCGTTGCCAACTGCGACTACATCGACAACAACACCGGGTACGCTCTCTATTTCACCCCGGACGGGTCAGTCAACGCCTACCTGCACCCGCCGAACGACAGCACTGCCTCGCACTCTTACATAGTCAGCTACAACTCAGGAAATTCGGCACTATGGTCCGGTTCTTGGCACCAGGTGGTGCTGACCTACAAGGCCGGGTCCATGATCCTGTACGTTGACGGAGTTCAGCAAGCCTCGACCACTACGGGAACCTACACATCTGTCGTCGGCGGGCACTACAACACGACCCTGGGTGTTGCTCCCTACAACAACTGGGAATGGTACAAGGGCTGGATGTCCAACGTCTGGTGGGCTACCAGTGCTGCCACGGCTTCCCAGATCGCGCAGGCGTACGGTTCGGTACCGGCTTCAGGAGGGTCCGGCGGAGGGGCTTCAGGAGGGTCCAGCGGCAACGGGTCCAACGGGACGAACGCGACTTCTTCTACCGGAGCTAACGGCGGAGGTTCCAACGGCGCCTCTCAGCCGGGCATCAACTCGGGTTCCAGTCCGGGCGGCCTGGGCGGCAACTCCGGGTCTATGGGTTACCCTGCGCCGGGCGTAGCTCCTTTCTCCAGCGGCGGCGGAGGTAACGGCAAGAACTCTCTGGCTAGCGTGCAGACAGCCGTGTACGTGTCCCCGCAAAGTGCGACTTACGCTGGCAGTGACGCTACGGGAGGGTTCGCGGGACAGCAGGTAATCCCCGCAGCTAACCCCGCTGTGGTTACCCAGGGCGGAAACGTCAGTACCGGCGGAGAATTCCAGGGTACGCAGAACGCGGTCATGATGCTCCCGGCAGGCATCTTCAACACTCTCGGCGGGGCCTCCATCCAGAGCATTACCCTTACGCTCCAGGTGGAGGGCGGAGGCCAGAACGGTACCGGAACCCTGCTCATCGGAGTGGCGTCTGCCAGCGGGAGCACGATACCCGCCTCCTTCGACGGAACGGGGACAATAAGCCTCCTGGCAGTGCCCGTGGACACCAGCCAGCCTAACGTGGTCTCCATCGACCTCAGCAGCACTAACCTGAGCGCCTACCTGACGTCTCCCGGGGCTTACATGCTGGTTCTGGGGGAAGGACTTAACCCCACCTATTCCTCCTACACCCAGCCCACGGCTCCTGCCTACAACGTCCAGGTAGTGGGTGCGGGAGGGGTTGCCAGTGGATTCAGCCAGGACCCCACGCTTACCGTCACCTACACATCAAGCGCGGTTAACAGCAGCGGACCCGGACTTCCGGGCTACATCGCTATTACTTACGTGACCACCAGCGGTACCCCAGTGGCGTCAGTGCAGCCCAGCTCTTACACGGACGACGAGGGCAACCAGTTCGCTTCCGGGTTCACGGGGCCTATTACCGCGTTCGACCCAACGATAACCACACCGGGTAATTATGTGGCGGAGGGCTGGAAAACTCTCGGTACCATCACCCCCAACCTGACAAATGCCCGGTTCAGGATGCTGCCGGACGGCAATGTTCAGGTGGACATCCGGGGTAACTGGACACCCAGCATTCCCGCAGGAAACTACCCCTACCCTGTAACTCTTCCTGTTCCGTACCGGCCGATATCGCAGGTAACAATAGGCTTCACCGCGACCTCTAACAATACGGTAGACGGAAGAATCATCATTAGCCCCTCCGGGTCAATTTCGTTCAACGTGTACAACAATCTTAGTTCGGGGCTTACTATATCCGTGCCGCCCATTATCTACCCGACTAGCTGATAGAATTCTCTCGTACCCGATTAAGGAGCCATAATGTCAGCCGGAACTGCACCGACCCTCGCCCAGGTGAACAACCAGGCCACCCAGATCGTCCTCAACGCGCGCAACTCGCTTCAGTCCCTCCTGTACTTCGATATGTACCTCCAGACCATCGGGCAGGACGGGCTCGTAGCTCTCGGAATGTCCGCAGACGACGCTACCACCCTGCTCACCGTGTACGCTAACCTCGCGGCTGTCGCCAACATGTGCAACGGGGGTGCGTACAACGGGCCTGCGCTGCCCTACAACTTTCTCACTTCAACTGCCGAACTCTGGAATGGGCAGTAACCTCACCCTTCACGCCCTGCTAGAACACCACCGGAAGGTAAATCGTGCCATTTGAGAAGCGGGACGCCACCCAGATCGCAACTTTTGCGCCTCCTCTTCCTCAGCGTGCCTTCTGGATCTCGGACTACGGGTCTACTGACGAGCTGACAGGGTTCGCCGGTTCCGCAGTGGACGGCGTCAGGTACGGGTACGTAACCATCAACACGAACCAGTTCTCCACGGGCAACGGGAAAAGCACCCCGCCCATGCAGACAGGGGAAGCCTTCCAGATCTGGACGTCCAAGGCCGGTAACGGGTTCCTTCCTACCGGTGCCGTGGCAATGTACTCTTCCGACGGTGCCGTTGACCTGTTCAAGGTGAGGGACATCACCAACGGGGTAGCGGGCGGAGCAGCCTCAACCATTCAGGTTAAGTTCGCCAAGCTCATGTACGTGGTCGGGACGAGGCAGAACGCGGCTAACTCCTGGACCGTGTACTACTCCGAGCCCGTGGACAACCTGATCGACACCCGGCAGGACGGCGTTGTCACCATCCCGCTGCCCTACAACGGCAAATGGCTCGGACAGGTAGGTCACGTCGCCGGGGTCAATTACGGGTTTTCCCTCCCGGGAGGGCCTGACCAGCTCACCTGCACCCTCCAGGTACCCCCGGACTACCGCACTGACGCCATGAACCCGGGCCGCGTACTCCAGGCTTTCAGGGGAGGCTCCTGCGTGTGGGAAGGTACCACCACGGAACCTCAGGCAGCGGCCACCGGCTGGACTATCACGGCTAACGGCGTCGGAACCTACGGCACGAACTTCGGCAGCTACTACGACAAGTGGAATGCCGACGATCCTGTTAACAAGGCTATCGGTCGCGGGCTGCGGTGGAAGAACCCGGGCATCGGGTCACCCTCGGGCATCTACCTGGGAGCTGCTCAGGACCCGGGCTCGATGACAGTCACGGACTTCCTCAACCTGATCTGTACCGGGGGTGGACTTACGTGGAACCTCGTGCCGAGCGCCGGTATCGGGTTCCCTGCCCCTGCCTGGATGCTCCAGGTCGTGCCTTTTCCGACTGACATATCAGGCAATCCGCTCATTACAGGCAGCACGCCCGCCAAGGCCAACTCGAAATGGCTCAGCTACTGGCGCCGGGCTGACATCCTCGCCACAGCACCCCGCATTCCTCCAGACCTGTACCTGATAAACACGTCACCGATTTCCCGCACGATCTCCAACGACTACAACACGGTAATCCTCCGGTACCAGATCAGTGCTGACATCGCTGCGACGTCGAAGAAGAAAGCACAGGCTGCACGGTACGGGACCACGGTGGCCGACATTCCGTCATCAGTAGCGGCTCACGGGCGCCTGGAGTACTACCTCGACATCACCAACGCCGGGACCATGACCGAGGCCGCT